CTAGTGCTAATTGTTCTGGTATTTTACTTCTATTATAACTATCCTTTTTTCCTTGCGTTCCCGTCTTAGATCCTCTAGGCGCAGATTCATGGTGACAATTTTTATTTCCGTTATGGCATTCGTGTTTTGGAATCCATCCATTTGGATTAAATACGCTATATAAATTATTTGTAAAAATATCAGTAGGCTTTGCGCGGTCGTCTCCATATTGACAATACCAAATAGTTGTCCTATCTATTCCATTTAAAAACGGCATTTTTCGCATCATACCCCTAGGATTTTCAATAAAAAACTTTAAATTAGGATTAATATTTAAATAGTAATTAATTAATTCTATTTGGTGGTAATTTACTGCATCGCATTTTTTTGCATATTCACTTACTGGAATAGTTCCATTTCTATGGTGACTTATTGCTGCAATTGAATAAGTAGTACAATCTGGACTAGTCCAAATAATGTCTGGAATAAATGGAATGTCTGTAGGTTTTAATTTTTCTATGTCTATTACTAAATTGATATTTTCGTAATTAGTCCAGTCAACAGAAAAAACATTCATTCCTAATTTTTCAGCTACTTTTCCTATTGATCTGCTGCCCGCATGAAGTTCTAGTAAATTCATTAGTCTAGTTTTATTTGTTTTGAAACGAATTGAATAAACGCACGCTGTAAGTCTACTTGCTGGTTAAAAATTTCTTGTTCACCAGTGCTTAAAACGTCGTTATCTATGCGTCTTATTTCAGTTAATAGCATGTTTGCGCGTTGTTTAACTAGCTTTGTAAATATTCGCTGGTCGTTTAGGTCTTCTATCCAGTCGCCTACTACTGGTAATAGTGCGCAAAGCGCTACTAGTTTCTGTTCTTTTGTCATAAGTCTACATTTTTAAATTTAAGTTCGTGTTCTAGTTCTTCTATTCTTTGTTTTAGCTGTCCGTTAATCTGTAAACAGCGGTTTATTTCGCGTCCTTGTATTCGCAGTTCTGTTTCTAGGTCGTCTATTACGTTATAAACTTCGTCTAGGTCTATTTCTACGTCGTTAGCGCCTTCTATAAATGCTTTCGCGGTTGGTCGTTTTTTCTCTAGTTCTTCGCGGGTCAATTTAATTCGCCATTTCATCGAAAGAATTTTGCCCTTTGCTAGTAATAGTTTTAGTCCTATGTCCATTATTGCATTGATTTTAATTTGTGTCCTAAATTTGTCATTTTAAGCTGTGGCGCTTGTTTCTTTTCCCTATTTGCGTAAATCCTATTCCCTTTAAAATCTAGCATATAATACTGGTATTTATCTAAGTCCAAATATAACTTATAAACTCCGTTTTTCGATACGCCTTTCGGTTTGCTTTTGGCTACTTTTAAATGTACTTCGTTTTTTTCTGCGCCGTTACCCTCTGAATCCAACAAGCCGTAAGGTGGTCGCCATGGTATTAATACGCTTAGACCTTTTCTAAACCAAACTTGACCGCCCGCGAAGTCTCTAGCGCTAGGCATAGGGAAATAACTTATGTCGGTTCCAGCTATTGTTTTACTACTTACCATAGGTTGGTCGCGTACGTGATTAATTACGCAGTTATGCCGTCCAGTTTTACGCGCGTTTTTTCTTACTTGTCCTAAAATCCTACTAAGATACTTATCTTCGCGTCCTAGGTCAGCTTGTATAAATTCCTCGGTTAGTTCGTTCCACGGGTCAATAGTTGTGGTGTGTATTTTCATGCCCTCTTTTTTCTCTATTTCGTCTACTAGTTCGTAAAATTTTGTAATAGTTAGGTCTTCGTCTATTGGATCAATTACAATAAAATGTTCGTTAATAAACATTTCAGCTATTACTTGTTCGCTGTTCGACATAGAGTTTTGACCTTGTACGTAGGGTTTTCCGATATACTTGTAACATAGTTCGGCGAATATTTCAGCACTACTACCAGTTTCTGGCGAAAATATTACATGATTCCAGTTATGTAAACACGAAAGGTTTATAAGAATTTCAAACCAAAGTTCCGTTTTTCCACTAGCTGGCGCAGAACCTATATAAGTAGTGCAGCCTTCTTTTATTGTGTACGGTAATAAATCCCAGTCCCAGCCTATTGACTTTCCGCGTACGTCTTTCTGTTGGCGTATATCGAAAAGTTCGTTATTTACGTTTGTTAGTCTTTTGTACATTAGTCTATAATTGTAGTGGGTAAATTAAATTTAGGTTTATTTCTTTCGATTTTATTTTTAAGCCATGTCTTTAAGCGTAATTCAATGTTAAACGAAGTCTGTTTTTCGTATCGCATTTTCTTGTCTTTGTCGCCGTGTTCAGTCCAATAGTCAAAAAATTCCCTAATCATTTGCTTTTCATAAGATTCTAAAAAAGGTTTTAATTTATCGCCAAACTTTTGTTTGCGAACTATTATAGTATCTTCTTCTTTATCTTTATCTATAATGCTAGAGCCTTGCTTTAGCGACGCTTTAGCCTTGCTTAAGCCACCCTTGCGTCCAGATTCACTGAGTTTCAAACGTTTAGCTTTTATTTCTTGTTTCTCTAAATCTAAAAATCTAATAACTAAATTATTTTTTTTCGTTTTTAAATATCCTTTTGCTATTAATAAATCAACTATTTCGGCATTACGTAAACGCAGCTTTGCTTCTTCTATTGTCATTTGGTTATTACGATTCCAGTATTCAGCACATACGCTAATAAATGCGCCTTGAAGTTCAAATGATTCGTAACTTATGTTACCAGTTATCCACTCGGTGGCGTTAAACTTAAAGAATGGAAGTTCTTTACTCATTGTATTTAATTTTTCAGCATAAAAAAAGCCACTTTAAATCCCAAGCATCCGACCTCTTGTTCATTAAAATGGCTAAATAATACCTTTGCGTTTATAATGTCGGATGAACGCGTGTACAAATATAACGTATTTACTCTATTAAAGTTGCATCTATTTCATATTTTTTTTCACGAATCCAGCGTTTAACTCTGTTTAACTGGTATAAATTAGCACAATTGTTAATGTCTTCTATTAAATTCCGTGTTTTTGGTTCTACTTTATAGCCGTCTAGAGTCTCTAAGTATTCATATATATAAGCCTCGTATTCGTTTTTGTGGTATTGAACTAAAATGTAGTGCGTTTTAATGTTATGTATAGCGCTGGCGTGCGTCATATTGAACATTTCAGCTATAGCCTTGTAAGTTAGTCCGCATTCCTTTAGCTTGTGTTGTAAATACGCCTTTTTGTAAATCTGTTGGCGTTTTCTGTTTGGTGTGTTTAATCCGTCACGATCAATAAAAACTCGGATTACTTCTATTATTTTGTCGTTCATGCTTTTTCTATTCTAAAATTACCTAATAAACAAAGTCCCCTTGACCTTAGTTCTTTCTTTTTCCAATTACACAACGCTTTATTGTCAAACGTCCAGCTGTGAATAACATTCGAACCGCTGTAGTATACCAGTTTAAATTTCATAACTTTTCAATTTCTTGTTTAACTTCATCCCAAAAATAACCCTCGAACTTAAATTCCCTATTCATTTCTTTGCATAGTATTTCTAAATCTTTAACCATTTTCTTTTCAAATTCTAAACCAGCTTCTATTGCAATATCACAAAATTTCTTGGCTAAATAATTGTTAACGCCATAGTAAACCGTTTCTAATTCTAATCTATAACATTCATCTAAAATAAATTCTGCTGTTTCTTTTGGTGTCATAAGTTCTGGGTAAATTTAATTTCACAAATTCTTTTATAAAGTTCTTCGTTAAAAGAACCTCTTACGTGTTCATGGGTGGTTTTGGTCGTCCAGAACCTTACCATTCTTTGAAGTCTAAATACCATAGTAGTGCCAGTTTTGAGGGTTGTCGTCTTCTACGTTTAAATCTAATTTTCTTAGTTCGTTTTCTTCTTCTTCACACATAAAATAAATGTGTTTTTTTCTGTATTCTCTTACCATTTCTAAAAGCCATTCTGAATAAGCTGGTGTTATTTCTATTTCGCCTTCTTCGTCGTTACCTACTTCGCCACTAAAATACGTTCCTTTAATTGGTTTTAAACTAAAGTCTAACATAGACCCGTTATATTCTTTGTCTAACCAGTCAAAGTCGCAGACAACGTCGTAAATAAAGCCTTTATAGCTATAGGATAAATTTAACGTGTATACGTCTAGTTCACATTCTAAAATATCAAACATTGTTACCAGTTTTTAGTTATTAATTCGCCGTACTTTTCTAAGACTTTGCTTTGCTTAACGGCTTTTTCTGTTACTTCTTGTTTTACTTCGTTCGTGTTTTCCGCGCCATAAGGTCTAATTACAGCCAAACTAATTACGATCAAAATAACTACACCAGCGCAGATGTCGCCGAATGATTCTTGTAAATTTATATTTTTCATAGTCCTAATTTTATTACTAGTTCATTAATTGACGCCCAACGTGTCGCAGCTCTTTGCGTAGCTTCGTGGTCTGCGCCTAATACTTCGTTAAATTGTTCGTACTCATTCCATAAGTCGTTTAACTCTTTTAAAATAATTTCGTTCATTTCTTTTTTCGTTTTCATAACTTGTTTTTTTTGTGTGTTTGTGAATTAATTATATGCAAATATAAATACTAAATCCGAACTACCAAACTTTTTTAACATTTTTTTAAAGTTTTTTACATTTATTTTTGAATTGCTTGTATTTACTTGTAAAATTTATACCCGAAAAGGTATTAAAATAAGTGTAAAATTGGAAAAATTCATTTAGATAATCGGAATAAAACCGATTAATGTCCAGTAAATTGTCAAAAAAACTGGACAAATATTTAATAAAAAAAGGGTTAACGCTTTCAACTGCTAACCCTAATTCTTAAAAACCTATTATGAAAGTTCAAATATACATTAAAAAAAGAACTCGTTTATACTCTTTTGCTCTAAATCGTAGTTAAAATGTATAAATCCGCTTTTACCTAGCTGGAAATTCATAGCCACCCAGTTAGAAGACGGGCTAAAAGCTGGGTAATTATAATACTTAAACACATCACTACTAGACGAATCGAATAAGTATAAATGGCTGTCGCCTTTTTCAAAGATTATTTCGTAGCCTTTGTTCAATAGTTGGTTCGTATTTAGATACCCTAGTATTCTATTGATTTGGTTAGGGTCAATCTTAGGTTTAAAACCGAACTTCATGTTATGCGTATCTTTTCCGTGTGTCGTTACAAAACATTTATTGCCTATTATTTCATGATCAATAAACAAAGTCTGGTTAGTTACTAAGACGTTTTTTAAATCCCTTTCGACATACGTTTTAAAGAACTGGTTAACAAAGTAGGAAAAGTCCCCGCTATGGTTATCGTTACAAATATTACGAACGTAGATTTTGTCGTAGAACGGCGAAAGCTGGGTAATTAATAAAGTCTTAAATAGAAAACCAACGTCAAACGCTTTTTGGTTACTCATGTTTTGTGGTAACGAATGACCGCCTCTAGTAGTTTGTCCGTTAAAGCCGTCTAAATAGTCGCCTAAATCTAATATATAAAGTACGTTGCTATTCTGTTTAGCTAGTGTGTAGTCTATCATTTTAGACAAACGCTCGAAAAGTATGTCTTCATTCCATTCGGACGGGTATAAACTACGACCTTTGTCGCTAGCGTCCATACCTATATGTACGTCTGTAAAAACTAACTTGTCGAATTCACCGCTATACTCTTTTTTCTTTACTTTTTCCGTGTTTATTTTAGGCGCGTTTTCTAGTAGCTTATGAAAGTCTAGGTCTAATTCTTTACCAGCGTTAAAACTAGGGTTAGCAAAGAATAAACTTGCGTCTTTTGTTTTTATCCAGCCGTGTTTAACATCGTTTTCGTTTAAGCCCATTTCGTTAGACTTGTCTTTGATTGCCCGATATTGTTTAATTAGGTCGAATTCTTGCGGACTTAACCGCACACGTGGAACGCCTTTGC